AAAGAGGCCGAACATGCCGCCGATACCGTTACCATGTCTGAAGCTGATGAATTTAGTCAGATGGATCTTGGTGAACGTATTCTAACTACCAGAGAAATTACCTATGAGGAATTTCATAAGATGAATAAAGCCATGGAAGAAGGTCATGGTGATGGTACTTCATATCAAGCTGAAACCGGATCACCTTGGATGGGAGAAAAGATGATTCACGTAGTTAATTATAATACGGTGACCGAAGAATGAATGTTTTAGCACAAGTTCAACGTCAACGTGTTCGCTTTAGCCCTGATGACAAGAAGCATGTCGAACAGTATCGTAATTTTTTAGTTAACCGTAAATGGGATACTTTGGGTTGTCCTTATGAATTAGAATGGCCATATCTCAGTATTCCCGATATGATTAAAGATAAGATCATTAATCACTACTTAAAAATCTAATTTTTAGCCCCCGACAGGGGGTTTTTTATTGTATAAATATAAGGAAATAACATTGAGGGTAAAAAATGTCAGCAGCTTCCGATAAGTATGAGCACGATGTTGCAAAGTATATCAGTAGTCTACCCGGCGTTAAAGCAGATAGGCCTATGGTTTCGGTAAAGTTTCCTGATGTAAAGATTACGTATAAAGGTAAGACTTTTTGGATGGAAGTTAAAATGAATCATACTGATAATTTAGGAAACCCGAGAGTCTCGTATACTAAAGGCAAATGGGATGCTGCAAGACCGTTAGACCCTGTTAAGACCTTTGCTATTGATTATCTTTCTAAGAGTAAAGAGACAAATATTTTTTTAAAAGATATTGCTAAGTTTGCAGGCTTGGATTGGCAAAAGATGATATTACCGTCTACTAAAGGTCCACTTACCTTACCAAATGCGGTACCTTATAAGACAGTTGTACAGTACTTTAAGACAAGACAGCAGTATATTCTTGATGTACCAAATGTTGATCTAGGTAAGCTAGTTGCCGGTCACTATCTGCAGGCAAAAGAAGAACCTGCATACTACCTCCAGGCAGGTGATGATTTCTATATGATAGGGACTTTAAATCCTTTTAACTTACCTAGAGATATTCCTAATATAGGGCAACCCCGCAAGAGTATGGGGAATTTTAAAATGAGAATAGGAGTACGTAGCTCGGCATCTGGATTCTATGAGATTCAGCCAGAGATTAAAATTACTGATATGCCTACCAGCCCGTATTCCTTAAAACCAGGTACATTAAAAAAGAATCCCTTCAAATGATGCAATTTAACTTATATCTTGCTGAAGCTTCAGAAGAAAAACTAACCCATTTAGAGCATGCTGAAGACCATGTCATCAATGATGGTATGGATGGCTTTGCTCATGCCTATCATAACTTAGAAGACGTTAAAGACCAGGTTAACGGTAAAAAGAATAAGACTAAGATTGCAACTAAGTATGACGGAAGCCCTAGTATAGTATTCGGCCATCATCCAGAGACCGGTGCATTTTTTGTTGCATCCAAGTCGGCGTTCAATAAAGATCCTAAGTTAAATTATACACCAGAAGATATCGAAAAGAATCACGGCCATGCGCCAGGTTTAGTTCAGAAGTTAAAACAAGCGTTAGACCACCTACCTAAAGTAACACCTAAGACTGGTGTCTACCAAGGTGACGTAATGCATTCAGGTATTCAATCTAAAACTAACCCCCATGGTGACATTGTAAATGAAGGTGGTAAGTTTCACTTCAAACCAAACACACTTACCTATTCAACACCGCATAGTTCAGCAGAAGGTAAAAAGATTGCTACATCTAAATTCGGTGTAGCCGTACATACTGCATACGAAGGTAATACATTGGCGGGTATGAAAGCGCAATACGGTGCAGATCTTTCTCACTTTCCAAAGCACCCTGACGTTCACGTTATAAGTACCGTTGACGATGTTCATAAAGCTGATCTCAATACGAATCAGTCACATACGTATGAACATCACATGACTCAGGCTAAACAGGCTTTCAATAGCACTGATAAGAAACATTACGGTGCTATTGAAGGTCATCAAGAACATTTGAAAACCTATATTAATAAAACTGTAAGGGATGGTACAAAGCCATCGGTTGAAGGGTATACAGAGCACCTAAGAGACCAACATCTAAAAGGTATTGCTAAGGTGAAGACGGCAAAGGCTGTTGGTACTAAGACCGATAAGATGCAAGAAGATCTAGCCCATGTAAAGAAGCACTCTGATAAGTTTCAAAAGATCTTAGATATGCATCACCATCTACAGGCTGCCAAGGACCAATTAGTTCATTCGTTATCTGCTAAACCTAAGTTTGAACATTCGATACCTGAACCTGGATCATCTAAGATCACCGAAGGTAAGCCTGCTAAACCAGAAGGCTTTGTCGTTATCAGGAATAACAGACCGACTAAGTTTGTGGATAGAGCAGAGTTTAGTAGAGCAAATTTTGCTGCTAGACCAAGGTAATTCTCAACCGCCCACATAAAGATTATACAAGCAAAGCAACTGAAAGTCAATAGCTATTTAGGAATAGGGACCAGATGAAAACATTCAAAGACATTAGAGAGAACTTTCAAGACGGCCGTAACCCACAGGATAAGGGTGACATGGCAAGACACGGTCTCAAAGGTAAATCCATTACCCAGCTAAAGAAAGTCAGGTCATCTGATTCAGCTACACCCAGAGAAAAGCAATTGGCGCATTGGCGAATAAATATGTCACTAGGTAAAAAGAAAGATAAATAAACGGTTAACTAATTAAATACCCATGGACTTTAAATACTACTTAACAGAAGCACCGGAAAAACACGGCGTACTTGCGTATGGCCGTATGAACCCACCTACTACCGGACATGAACAGGTTATTAATAAAGTTCATGAAGTTGCTAAAGAACACAATGCCGTTCATAAGGTAGTTCTATCTCATACAAGCGGTACCAAAGATGGTAAGAACCCATTACCTGCCGATGTTAAGGTGAAGCATGCGCAACATGCATTCCCGGGTACCAATATTGAAGCAGCCTCTAAAGAACACCCTACCATCTTGCATCATGCAGCTGAAATGGCAAAACAAGGTGTTAAGCATTTGCATGTAGTTGCAGGATCTGATCGGGTAGAAGAATACCATAAGCTACTTCATAAGTATAATGGTGTAAACAGCGCGCACGGTAGCTATAATTTTAAATCTATTAAAGTACATTCGTCAGGCGAAAGAGATCCTGATGCAGAAGGTACATCTGGTGTTTCTGGTACAAAGATGCGCGAGCATGCTACAGCTGGCAGAAAGAACAAATTCCATGCCGCGCTACCTTCCAAGATGAAACCAGAACATAAAGATGCATTATACCACGATGTGAGAAAGCACATGGGCATTCAAGAAGCAGTAGCACCAGGTTCACAAGGTGCGGTTAAGATTTCTAAATACGAATGGGGTACCCCAGAAGGCACAAAAGAGATGAAGCGTATTACCCCGGGTGAAAGTAAAACTAAGACAGAAGCTAAAGAAGCCGATTACGGCTCTAAGTACCAAGATATGGTTAAGAGAGTTAAAATTAGCGCTCAACAAGGCCCCAAGAAAACTATCTGGGTACCAGCTAAATATGGTACCGGTGGTGTATATAAAGTAGTACCAGTTGATGACAAAGTTAAAAAAGAATCAGTAGAGGTAAAACCTATGCATTTAGAGGCAATTAGATTACCTTACTTATTAATGAACGCCGAACAAAAACGCGCATTATTTGAAGAAGTAGGTCAATTAGAATTTGATGGTATTCAAACTAGAAACTTAGATATATGTCCAAGCGCTTATAAAGAATTTAAAAAATTAATTGAAACTGCTAGAGCAGGAGAGCACATTGGTGAGCCTACCGGTCATAATGCACCTTCTAAGGCTGTTCAAGATGTGGTGGTAGGTATGACCTTTAAGCCCTCCACGCTTCGTAACATGCAGTTTAGACATTATACAGGTCTCTAATGTTAATAGATGAATTAAAAAAAGTGCATGCCGATGCATTTACATTTTACCTAAAAGCCCATTATTACCATTGGAATGTTGAGGGTCCAAACTTTCCTCAGTACCATGATTTTCTTCAAAATCTTTATCAAGAGGTTTTTGCCTCAATTGACTCTCTTGCAGAATTAATTAGAACATTAGATTCTTATGCTCCTGGTACACTTACAAGATTAAAAGAATTAACATCCATAGAAGAAACAGATGATGTTCCGGATGGAAAGACTATGATGACCAGATTACTTCAAGAGAATAATATTTTAAGAGCATCATTACTAACTGCTTATACAACTGCAGATACAACAGGTGAAGTTGGTATTTCTAATTTCTTACAAGATAGAATTCAGGCTCACGAAAAACATGCATGGATGTTAAGGTCAATACTAAAATGATAAACGATTTAAATATACAGCACGAATTATTAAAGACAGCATTAGAATCTACTGATGCTTATTTGGGTGTTGAAAAGCAGGCTGTAACCGCCAATAAAGCCACTCCAATGATGATACATGATTTTACGTATCACATGTCACGTACCCATGATGCATTACAATCACTTGGTGTTCTAAATGATCACCAAGAGTATATGACAAGTCACGTTGAAACAATGAGTAAACTTTTTGGTGATGATGATGCTAATTTAGGAGACATGCCTTATGCACATCTACCCGCTGCAGACTATAATGGTATGGATGAGTCTAAAAAAGTATCACGTAAACAAGAATCAGTTGTTACTTCTTTTGCAAACTTTATTGCAGAGAAGAAAGAAGAGATTAGTGAAGATGAAATTACCGAAATGGTTGACTCTTTAACCTGGGACGATATTGTTGACTTGTATTCTGAAGAAGAATTAATCGAAGAAGAGACAGAACAATTGGATGAAAAAATATCTGCTCAATCTAGACTAAAAAGACGTCAAGGGTTTTCTAGAGGTAAGACCAAAAGAAATACTTCAAAGGGTATTAAGTTAAGAAGAGCCTCAACTCCCGCGATACTTCAGAAGAGAGCTCAATTAGCTGCGCGACGAGCTATCTATCAACGTCTGTTAAGAGGTAGAGATAAATCGTCTTTATCAGCATCAGAAAAAGATCGTGTAGAGCAACAAGTTAAGAGTATGAAAAATATTCAGGCAAGCATCGCTACCAGGATGGTTCCAAAGATGCGCTCTATAGAACAAAAACGTCTTGCAAATTATAGAGGTGGTAGTAAAAAGTGAAGTCATTTAAAGAGATAACCGCACCTAGAAATTATGCTGATGGGTCATTGATATCAGCCAAGTTACCACCTGCATATGAAAAAGCAAAAGGTGACAGGAATTGTGCCAATTGCGGTGCTTATGTACCAGGCACTAAGTATTGTAAAGTTTGGGATGCAAAAGTACGCCCAGAATATTATTGCAAAAAATGGGTTGCAATAGAAAAATGACTTTAAAAACATTTAAACAACTAAGAGAAGAAGTTCAATCCGTAACAGAAGGTGAACGCGGGTTGTGGGATAATATCCATGCCAAACGCAAACGAATTAAAGCTGGTTCAGGTGAACGTATGCGTAAACCCGGTAGCAAGGGTGCTCCTACTAAACAAGATTTTAAAGATTCTATGTCTGAAGATGTAGAAGCAGAAGAACTATTCGATCTTATTGAAGATGTAATAGAAGATATCGCAAAAAAAAATAATATAGATTCAGAAATTATCTGGGAAGATCTTGAATCAATACCAGATGAAGAGTTAGTAGAAGTTGCAGCCTGGCAACGTAAAGAAGGTAAGAATCCTGAAGGTGGTTTAAACGCCAAAGGTATTGCCGCTTATCGTAGAGAGAACCCAGGCTCTAAATTACAAATGGCTGTAACAACAAAACCGTCTAAGTTAAAACCAGGTAGTAAAGCGGCTAATAGAAGAAAATCTTTTTGTGCGCGTATGGGTGGTATGAAGAAAAGACTAACATCTGCGAAGACCGCGAGAGACCCAGATTCTAGGATTAATAAAGCTCTTAGAAAATGGAACTGCTAAATAACATAACTTATTCGAACTAAAAGGAAAATAAAATGGACATGAAATCTATTTCACAAAAATTACAAGATGACATTCGTGCTATCATGGAGGCTAACCTCCACCCCAATCAACAAAAGATTGATGTGCATGAGCCTGAGAAAGATGAAATTACCGCTCACGACTTTAAAAAACTTCGCTCAATGAAGAAGACACCTGATGGTAAAGTCCATGATTGCGCAACTCATGTCGAGCATGCCGAACTAGGCAGGGGTGTTACTATTTCTGAGCAACATGCCGAGCCAGATGAGAACGGTGATATTGAGTGGTACGCAGTACAATTTGATTCTGGTGTATACAAAGTCTATACCGAAGATATGGATATTATTGTATCAGAAGCTCATCACCACGGTGGTATGATGAAAAAAGAAGATACTGATAATCAGATTCAAGAGCTAGCAGGTAAAGCTGCTCAACAAGCTGCTATTGCTATTTCCTTAATTAAAGCTGGCAAAAAAGATGGTAAGATGCCTAAGCCTATGAAGGAAGACTCTGTACAAGAAGAAGAGAAGAAGAAGGTTGTTAGCCCATTTGACTATAAAAATTATAAAAGTGAAATACCTAAAAAGCCAGGTGAATTGACTGGTCACGATTCTAAGAAGATTTCCACAGGTACCGTCTATACGAAGAAACCAGTTAAAGAAAATACTGATATTGCTGAAGCCCGTAAACTTGAGGGTACATATAAGCATACAAATGGCCACGAATCAAAGGTTTATAAACTATCTGGTGAGCATAACGAAGGTGACCCGTATCATGTAAAATTGTTTAAGGGTGGTAAGCACTACGAGCCTGCTGACTATTTTACTAATGATAAGGAAGATGCTCACTCTACTGCCAAACACATGGTTAAAGAAGCTATGTCTCATCAAGCTAAAACAACTATGAAGCACATTCCTAATGCTTCACCTGCTCTTAAGAAAGCTGCCAAAGATATTAAACCAGGTATTGCAGGCATTCGCGATCGCTTTGACATGCTCGATGCTGGTGGTGTTAAAAGAGAAGAAGTTGAGGAGCTAGATGAGCTTTCAATGCAAACCATGAAGTCGGCAAAAGAAAAATTAGCTAATAAAGCCTATGACGCGCACATGGATGATAACAAATATGCTGCTCGTAATCTTGCTGGCCGGGCTTTATCAATGCAAGCCGGAATGAACAGACGCGCAAGACGGGTAGCTAAAGAAGAAGTTGAGCAAGAAGAGTATACATTTGCTGAATATCTAGATGCTGCTCGCGCAAAGTATGTTGATGAAGATGCAGTTTTAGTTGCTAACGAAGCATTTAAAAACAAAGATATTACACTGTTTAGCGACCAATCACAAAGTCCTGAAGCCTAAATATATTACAGGCGCCACCTATACGGTGGCATGGAATAAAAGAAAAACAAGGAGACATAAATGTCCGCATGGGGTCTATCAGACAATACAACTATTGCAGGTACTGTTACACATTACATTGCAAATACCAACCTAGTTGGTGCATCAACGTACTTTTTAGCTAATCTTAATGCTGGAGATTATCTAACTATCTCAGGAGTTTCGGGTAAGTATCAGGTAGCTGATATTACCTCTAATACTGCTCTTTCATTGACTACAATACCACGAACAGCTGGTTCATCTAAAGTAGTTTTTGTTCAGCAAGGTCCAAAATATGAACTTTCTAGCAATATAGCTCCTGTCGATAGACAGGGTAACATTGTTTCTATTGAAAATATTTACGGTGTAGATGCTGCAGAGATTACAACTGTTTCAATTGGTTCTATCTCTGTTAATGCTACTGGTGCAGGCTATCAAAGATTAGCGAATACAACTGCAATTACTGCTAATACCGCTATCACAATTGCAACTACTGGACTTTCACAGCCCCAGTCTAATGCAACCGCTACTCTGACTTTCACAAGCAACGTATTAACAGCTATCACGGTTACTAATCCTGGTAAGGGTTATACAGCAGCTGCACAAGCTAATACAACAGCTACAATTGCTACGACTGGTCTATCACAGCCAACTACCAACGCAACAGCAACTATTAACTTTAGTTCTGGTTCAACTTCTAACGCAGCCCACACCGGTTGGGTAAGCTACATTACCTATACTGATGCTCACGGTCAGATTCGTGAAAAGAAAGAAGTATTAGTTGCGCTTTCTAAGAACGGTATTACAAGTGATGACGAAGAAACAATCTTCC